GAGCCTTTAAGCTGTTGTTTTTGTCGCCTTTGTACATCATTGTTGCCTTGCTTAACTTTTGTCCCAGACTTAACCATCTTAGGAGCGTTAGCTACTTTCTTCTTAACACCGGGTTTAGATTTCTGTAGCTTGTCGTACATGGCTGCTTTATGCAGTACAAGGACGTGTCGTGAGTCATAGACTTGAGATAACTCATCGTCTGTGAATCCCACTGATTTGCCATAATTGCGAATTTCATTTCTGATTTGTTCGCCTTTGACTTTGTCTGAAAACTCTGGAAGGACTGCTGCTAATTTTTTTGATTCTTCGGCAACTTTATTTTGCATAGCTTTTTGGTAATCCGCTTGTTGCTCTTTAGCAATGCGGTCCTGTTCAGCTTTTATAGCTTGTAGTTGCTCTTTTTTCTCGGTCAATTCTGCGACCTTAACTGCGTATCCTATCGGGTCGTTCTCTTTCATTGCAATTAAATCTTCTGGACTATCTCCTTGTTTAAGAAAATCTTCAACAGATTTTAATCGCTGAGCATATGTATCTCTAACTTGTTGCGCTTCGGTAATAGCTTTAGATTCTGCTTCTATTACTTTGCGAGCCTCAGATACTTCTTGAGTCTTTTTCGTATANTCTGCACCAAGTTGATAACCCTGCATTAATTCATCAAGGGTGACATCCTTTTCTTCACCTGCCGCTTTTACACGAAAGGTTTGTGGTTGCTCCTCTTCTTCAACTTCAGTTTCATCATCTTCAGAGTCAGCATATTCTTCCACTTCATCTTCGGTTGCTTCAACAGCTTCCTCGTAATCTGCTTGGTCTTCTGCTTCCTCGCTATCCTGTTCTACTGCTTCTGTTTCAACAGCTTCTGGTTGCTCGTTGGAGTCCTCACCTGATGTCAAAAAGCCTTCCCATTGGTTAGCTGCATCTCTTACAGTTAGTTCTCCACTTCCCTCTTGGGGAGTCATGGTTTCATCACTCATTTGTATTACCTTTTATTCCTCTACGGGAGGTTACCGATTAGTAGGCAAATGCCTATAATATCTTCCATGCCTTATCTTTTATCTCGCCTGTTTGTGCGATAGATTCAAGATTAGACATAATTTCGTTAATGGATCGTATGCGTTGGTATGCGTATTCTCTTAGTTGAGCTTCATCATCACCCGAGTATTGGATCATCTGTAGCTGTGTGTCTTTCATTTCTTTCATGACTTCCTGGAACTCTGGGCTTCCCAGTATGTTTTTCATTGCTTCCGATAAAGTCATTACATACCTCTTTGGCTTACATCGTTAATCTTTTCTAATGCACTCATGAGCACTTTAGTTTTTTCTGTCTGGCTTGCATCGTTATTTTTCTGAGCATCCATCATAAGTTCTAGCTCTTTTAATGCTAGTTCTTTAGTTTGTTGAACCTCTTTCATTTGCAACTCTAGTGCATCTTTCTGGGCCTTGAGTTCCATTTGCTCACGATCTAACTGGAGTTTAGCCTGGTCCGCTTGCATCTTCATTTGAGCCTTCTGTATCTCTGCTTGTGCTAATGCTTCAGCAGCTTGTACTTGAGGGTCAGACTGTCCTTGTTGTGCTTGCTGTGCCATTTGTTGTGACTGCTGCTCATCAATTTCCATAAGGAATTGTGAGTCGTCTTTAAAGCCAGCCATGTTTACAAACTTAGCTAACGTGTCTCTGTATTGCTTGAGGTTAACTAAGGGGTTACCTAGGCCGTACTGCTGAATGATCTGCTCTTGTTTGTCTAAGATCATTTGCATAGTAGCCAACTGCTCTTGTTTGCTTCCAGTACCAAGCCCTACATTTACCGATACGTTGTATTGTGTGTCCCATTCTCTGGGATCAAATGCAACAAACTTACCGTTAACATTAGCAATTTTTTCTTTTTGTTGGTACTTACATACCAGGTGTAATATACCTTTGAATAACGATGAAACGCCTGTGTCTGCAAAGATACGTGCTATCAGTTCTAACTTACCTCCAGCTTGGCTCGTCATGGCTGCTACAGCGGTCGCTGTGACGTTTTGTAGAAGATCTGGGTTAAGACCTTGCTGAGAGTCAGAAACGCCTGTACGCTTCGCCTGGACACTGTCTAGGTATTCCAACATAGGGAATGACTGATTAGCGTTAGATGTTACTTGCATAGGTACTAAAGCATTTGGATTCTTAATTCTAATAACACCACCAGCAGTGGATGTCAGTAAGTCATCCATGTTGACCTGACCTTCTACTGCGCCAACTCTATAGTTGTTAGTAAGATAAAGATTATCTAACATCTGTCTTGTTATCGTTGACTTGATAAGCTGTATATCCATAGTTCTATCAGCCAGTGATTGACCAAAGAACTTATGTGGAATCGGAATAGGACATACTGAATGGAATGGAACGTAGTCACACTCTTCTTCTGATAGTATCTCGTTAGAGGCGTAACATACACGTCTCATCTCAGCTATACCGTCACCATCCATATCTGTCTTAATGTAGCACTCATAGTATTCTACTGTCTGCAATGCAGGCTCTAGTGCTTCCATATCAGTAGGCAGTTCACCACGAGAGTATCGTGCAATTCTTTCTGGAGAGAAGTCTAGTGAGTCACCAGTTGCTAGTGAGTAAACTAAGTCTTCGTCATAACCCATAGCCACCAATTCAGATCGTGTCAGCATCTTACGATGTGCAGTAAACTCTGAGTCTGCAATAGTTCTAGCTCTCTTAGAGATTAGGAACTCTTCAGGTGGTACGTTTTCTATTCTTACTTGACCTTTATCTACCGTTCTTGATAGTTTAACGTCATGTGTTCTGTTAACTAATGGAGGCACTTCCATCATCATTGGCATACCCATCTCATCCATCATAGGTTGACCAGTCATAGGATCAACAGCAGGCTGAGGTTCTTGCTCAATCATTACTTCATTAGTCTTTTGTGATACGACTTCAACATCCTCATCGGATGCTATCATTGCTAGCTCATCGTCATCAAGATCATAATACTTTTCTGTTGTTACGTCTTTAGAGTCATCCCAATAAGCTTTAACTACACCAACCTTTTGCATAAGACCGTCTTTAAACCAGTCGTGCATGATAGAAAAGCCTGGGTTATCTTTTTGGAATATATGGTTTACATAAGCGGTAGCTTGTTCTGCTGTCTCTTCGTCACCTTCATTCACTGGCTCAAATACCACTGCATCACTTGTAGATGTAAAGATTTTCATAAGCTGAGGCATAGCACCATCTACTGCTTCTGCTACTTCACCAGTTACTATCTGTGACCTTCCAGGGACCTCATTGCCGTACTTCTCCCGCAAATAATACTCTAGTGCTTCCTGGCGTTGGTCAGTTGTTTCTGTCTCTAGGTATCCGATGGAGTCATCTATCTCAGACTCTAGGTACGCCTTTAGTTTGTTTTCATCTATTGCCATTTATACGATCCATTGGTTATTTACAGTTAGAGGTTTATCCCATGAGGAAGCCTCGTTAGACATGCCGTCAACCACTGCACAGACATAACGCCAGGCATCTGCACCATGACTGTATTCATCATGAAGCGGAGCACCAGGCTCTTGTGTTGTTTGGTTAATAGCTCTTCTATAATTCTTTAAGCATTCAATCAGTCGTTTGCTTTTATCAGCATCAAAGTAAGCTCTGCTAAAGGTCATCCTTGCAAGCTTGATGCCTGTCTCTATATCAGATCTAGGTATGATCTCAGTGTCCCATCCTAGCTTCTGCATGATCTCTTCAGCACTTGTACCGTACTTAAAGTCTTTGTTTCTAGCATCATGGGGTAAGTACATCGTTCCCCAGTTGTGGTTTAACTTTTTCAACTGATCAGAGTAGCTGTCTAGTGTCCTGTGATCGTCTTCTATGTAGTCAATCACTCGGATCTCCGATAGTGATCTCTGGCATAGGATAATAGACATAGAATCATTCCATCCTAGGTCCATAACTACGTGAGTCTTTAATAAAGCATCACTTGGTATGTTGGTTACCCGTCCTTCCTCTTGGGCCAATCGTATCTCATTGTGATAGATAGCACCGTCTGCTGCAGCTTTAGTGTCGCCTTCCCAGATGTTTGCATAGTCTTCTGGGTTATGAGCCATACACCTGGCACGTTCAATCTCTAATACTGTAGGGAACCAAGGGTTATCCGAGTAGTTAACCTTCTCTATGCGAGCGTTAGGAGGCTTGTTAATGACAAAACGCTTGTAAGTCTCATCAGTGTCCATGTAAGGGTTAAAAGTCACCCAGATCTCGCTGCCAGGCTTCCTGATCGTAGGTATTAATATGTCCCATGATCTCTTACTAACTGTTTGTGCTTCCTCTACCCAAACAACTTCAACACCCTCAAAAGATTTTATACTTTCAACAGTGTTGGTTGCTAGGCCTGCAAAGCTAAATTCTGTACCGTTCACACCTCGTATGGAGGTCTCTATGACCTCGTAAAAGTCTCCNAGGCCTAAGTCNTGTATCTGATCTTTAAGCAGCGTATGGACCGATTGCTTGATACTCTTCTGGACTTCCCTNGCACATAGTATCCTCATCGGAGCTTCTGTACCTTTAATCAGTAAAGCTCTTGCAAAGTTCCATGACTTACCAGAACCTCTACCACCGTAAGCTACCTTAAAGCGATGTGGT